TCCTGGTATAGCAAAAACTTTCCAGTCTGGATATGCTTCTATAATTAACAAGAACAATTATCCGATACTAAATGTTATTAAAAAAAGAGGAGAATTTTCTTTAAATGAACAACTTTTTGTTGATAGTAGATCTGGATTTTCTGAACAGGATGTTTATGTATACTCAATTAGAAATGAATTCATTAAAGTAAAAGGTAGATACTATTTAAAGAAAGGGGATAAAATTAAAGGTAAAGTTAGTGGGATATTAGCAGATGTAGTATCTGTCAATGATAGTAAATCTAGATTTAAAATAGATTATTCTTCTAGACAAAATATTGGATGGAGAAATGATATTGGAAAAGTGAGTGAGGATTATCAAGTATTGCCAGATAATGATTACTATCAAAATCTTTCATATTCTATTAAGAGTCCAATAACATGGGATCAATTCTCAAGCTCTGTTAATAGTGTTTTACACCCTTCGGGGTTGAAGAATTTTGCAGATGTGGGTATATTATCCTCAACTAGAAGTTCTGCCGGATTGTCTGGAACAACAACAAGTCTTGCCGTTTTAGATATTGTTGAAGAAAAACGAGTTGATGTCATCAATAATTTTGACAACGTTATTGATTATGATACAAGAACTAATCCAGATCAATCAAAATATTTGAAAATTCAAAATAGAAAATTAACAGATTATACAGAGTGTAGAACAAATAGAGTTATTATACATGATGATATTAGTTCTAGATTTTCGAGTAGAGGATTTGAAGATCCTTTTGTAGAAATAGAAGAAATTAGTACAGCAGATACTCATGTAAGATATACAATTCAAGTTGTAGATCCTGATATATTTGATTCCCAATTAACAGAATTAGTTGTACAAACAACAACTCTAGATTCTACATTATTTGAAAAATATACTTCCTATACAAAAGAACTACTTGGGAATTTTAGTGCAAATGTAGATTCTTCTGGTAGGAAAACTTTAATATTTACACCAACTAACAGATTTACTCGAGATCATGATATAAAAGTATTAAAGAAAACTTTTGAAACTATATCTACTGGAATAGGAACTCAAAGTATCGGATCAGTTAATCTAATTGGAAATAATTTAATAGGAATTTCTAGTGTAGGAACAGCAACAAGTGTAAGGACAATTGCACAATTTTCTAATACTAACTTTAATGGTTTATTTGCAAATCTTGAAATTTCTAATTCTCTCACCAAAGAGGTAAATTATATTGAAGTTGCATTAGATTTTGATGGGTCCAACACTCAAATGAGTGAATATTATTTTGATACAACATCTCAAAGTTATAGTTCTTCATCTATTGGACTTGTAACTGCAATATATGATTCAGTATCTGGAATCGTATCATTTAGGGTTAATAATGATCAAAAAAATGCTATTGATGTTAGAGCAAACATAGTTGGATTTGCAGCAACATCTTCTGGAATAGGAACTTATAGATTTTTAGTTACAGGTCAACCAGCTGGATCAGAAAGAAGTGTAAAACTAGAATCTACAGTTGGTTATGGTAAAACTGCAATTCGTGTGGGAACATTTGATTCCAATATCATTACATCTTCATCATCAATTGTAAGAGTTTCATGTGGAAATAGTTCTGCAATACATCAAGTTTCTATTTTAAGAGGAAGTGATGATGTTGTTGTAGTTCCAGGTCCTTTTTCTACCATAAACAATGTATCTGGTTTAGGAACATTTGGTAGTGAAGTTAGTGCTAACCAATTCTATCTTAATTTTTATCCAGATCTATTGGATGAAAATACAACGGTTCAGGCATTTAATGAGGTATTTTATACCCTTAGTGATTTTGATAATCTTCCTAGACCTTTGATTTATGGAAATGGCGCTCAAAATGTTTTCCTATCGGCATATGATAGTATCAATGGAACAAGGGCAAATAAAGTTAACTTCAATTTAACTTTTGATGGAAGACCAATTTATAAAAAAGTATTTGATCCTTCCAATGTCAGCACTGTTGATTTTGAAACAGGTGTATTTACCATAACAGATCATCTTTTCAATACTGGGGAAGAATTAATTTATACACCCAAATCTACTTTTATTGGTGTTGGTCAAAGTGCAATGGGTATTGGATCAACTGCAAACTATCTTGGTATTGTTACTAATAGATTGCCAGAAAGAGTATATCCTATTGCACTTACACCAAATACTTTCAAGTTAGCAACTCAAAGGTCTTACGCAAATCTAGGGATTGCAGTTACTTTTACTGATAGTGGTCTGGGTAATGCTCATGAGTTTGAAATGACTAAAAAACTCAGTAAGAGTGTTATCTCTCTTGATGGTATTGTACAACAACCAATAACTTATACTCCAATTTCACATACACTACAATACAATAGTGGTTCTATCTCTGCAGGAATTGCAACATTCAATCTTAGTGGAATATCATCTATTCAACCAAGAGATTTGATAAAGATTGATAATGAATATATGAAAGTTGTTGAAGTTGGATTTAGTACCAATGTTGGTGGATCTCTTCTTGGACCAATAAATGGTATTATACAGTCTGGTACAGCAGCAACTTTCCCAACAATTTCTGTTGTTAGAGCATCTGTTGGGAGTGCGGCAACCACTCATACCGATGGTTCAAATGTACAAGTTTATAGAGGTTCATTCAATATTATTGGATCAGAGATCTGGTTTGTTGATCCACCAAAAGGAAACACAAGATCTAGAAGAGATGAAAGTAATCTACCATATGTTAGAGCACAATATGCTGGTAGAACTTTCTTGAGATCAAATTATGATACAAATATGGTGTTTGATGATATATCTGATCAATTTACAGGAATTGGTAAAACATATACAATGAGAGTTGAAGGTATTAATACCACAGGAGTTACAATTGGAAATGGAATCTTGTTTATCAACGGAGTATTCCAAACACCAACAACTCTTAATAATGCAGGCAATAATTATGAGTTTGCAAATGACAATGTTGCCGGTATTTCAAGTGTGGTATTTACTGGAATTACTTCAACTGATGGAACATACATTAAATCTGATTTTGATATCAACCAAAATCAATTACCACGTGGTGGTCTAATTGTTTCTCTTGGATCCACACCAGGTCTAGGATATGCTCCACTTTTAGGGGCAAAAGTTAGAGCCAATCTTAATGGTTCTGGATCAATTACCAGTATCACTGGCATTTCACACACAGGTCCAGGACAGTCAATTAGTACAGCATCATATAATAATCAAACTGGTATTGTTGAAATTACTACAACAACAGATCATAATTTTGTTGGCGGTGATAGAATCAAACTAGTTGGTTTAGGATTTACTTGCCCATCTGGTGCTGGTATAGTTTCATACTTCCCATCCTCAGGATTAAATTATTCTTATGATATTACTGGGATTATTTCTGCAAGAACTTTCATTGCAAATGTAGGAACAAGCACTCTACCTCATTCATATATTGGATTTGGTACTGTCTTCCCCTGGTATGATTTAACTGAAGGATCTGGATATAGAGGTTCAATTTCTATTGGAGTTACTGATTCAAATCATACAGGAACTGAGGCAAGTATTAGTGCTGTTGTTGGTGCTGGTGGAACTTTATCATTTATAGTTAACAATGGTGGATCTGGATATGTTGAACCATACATTGAGGTTCCAGAACCAGTTTATGAAAATCTTGAAGTTATTGGTGTTTCCAGAGCTGGACTAGGAGCAACAACTGATACAGGTTCAAACTTACTAATGAATATTAAAATTGGTCCATCCCCATCTACCGTTGGAATTGGATCAACACTATTCTTAGTAGAATCTTTCCAAATATCAAGACCAGGATATGCTTTCCGTGTTGGTGATGTATTTAAACCCGTTGGTCTTGTTACCGCAAAAGATTTTTCAGAACCAATTTCGGAATTCCAACTTGAAGTTGTTGAAACATTCCAAGATTATTTTTCATCTTGGTCTTTTGGTGAGATGAATTATATTGATAGTATATCAACTTTGCAAAATGGGAGCAGGACTAGATTCCCACTTAATTATAATGGACAACTTTTAAGTTTTGAAATTGATCCAAATAATCCTCTTTCCAGTTCAATAGATCTTGATGCTGTTCTTCTTATTTTCATAAATGGCGTCATACAAGAACCAGGATATGCTTATCAGTTTAGTGGTGGCACTTCATTTGAATTTTCAGAACCACCAAAAGCATCTGATAAGGTAGATATTTTCTTCTATCTTGGGCAAAATGGAGTTGACATTACTTTGATTGATGTTAATGAGACTATCAAAATAGGTGATGATGTATTTGTTCGGAAAAATCCAAGATATTCCACAACCCTGGATCAATTTAGAGAAAGAACAATTGTAGATATTGTCGGTTCCGATATTATTGAAACTGATAATTATGTTGGATCTGGAATTAATGAAACTGATTTTAGACCAATAGAATGGATAAAGCAAAAAGATGATAAGTACATTAAAGGTGATGTTGTTTATAAGTCACGTGATTCTATTGAACCAATTATTTACCCAACTGCTAAAATTATTGGTGACATTAGATCTGATAACTCCAGTATTTTTGTAGACAATGCAGAGTTCTTTAATTATGAGGAGGATAATTATGGAATAACTATATCATCTTTTGATGGGATAATAGTTCAAGGAACTGATCCAGTTTCAGCAGCATTTACTGCAACTGTTTCAATTGCAGGAACAATTTCAAATATTACAATAACTAGTTCTGGTATTGGATATTCAGCATCTTCAATTCCAGTTAAAATATCTGCTCCACCATCAATTGGTGTGGGTATTGGAACAACAGCATCTGCAGTTGCGAGTATTTCTGGCGGAAGCGTAGTTTCTGTGACGATTACGAATCCAGGATTTGGATACACTCAATCAAATCCACCCCAAGTTATATCTGAAATTCCAAAACCAACAACCGAACTTGTTAAATCTATTGCAAATGTTCAAGGATTCTCTGGAATAATTACAGGAATTAGCACTACAACAGGAACTGGTGGTCATCCTCTTGCTTTAAAAATTAATTTTAGATCAAATTCATCTGACGCTAATGATTTACAACCTGGATATCCAATATTTGTTTATAATACAACAGTTGGTAGTGGTTTAACATCAGTTAATAGTGGAAACTCATCTATTGTTGGTATAGGCACTAGTTTCTTAGATAATGTTTATATTGTCAACTCAAAAATTAATTTTGGTCCAAATGCAGAAATAATATGCAACATACACAGTAATAGCAACATTATTGGTATAAACACTTCTGGATCCACTACACTACCACTTGGAAATATTTCTTGGGGAAGACTATATAATTTCTCCACAAGAACAAAGGCGGTTTCAATAGGTGTTACTGGTTTGACAGTTGACTCTGGGTTATCAACATTCCCAACCATCCAAAGGAGATCTTTTGGATTAAGAAATACTGGTGGAATTAGAAAACTTTCTAACATTTAATAATGAGATATAAATACATAAAAAAGTTTAAATATGTCAGCAATTGTTACTGATCAATTTAGAATTCTGAATGCCAGTAATTTTGTAGATTCTGTTGAGTCTACTGATAATTCATACTATGTTGTAGTCGGTCTTCCCAACCCAACGGTTGTTGGTTTTGGAAGATCTACTTCATGGAATCTAAATCCTCCCGCACCTATTGATAATTTTTCATATAACAAACATTATTTGGATACTATATTATATGGTAAAAGAATAACTGCAGCAAATATAAGAAGAATAATTAGAAGGATTGATTGGGTAGCAGGAAATAGATATGAAATGTATAGGGATGATTATAGTATAATTAACCCAAGTCCATTAACAAACTCTTCGAGATTGTATGGTGCAAATTACTACGTAATGAATTCTGATTATAGAGTTTATATTTGCATTGAAAATGGTTCAAGTGGATCTAGTCCAAAGGGAAATGTCTCCCAAGATGAACCAACATTTACTGATTTAGAACCTTCCAGAGCGGGAGATAGTGGAGATGGATATATTTGGAAATATTTGTTTACGGTTTCTCCGAGCGATATTGTAAAATTTGATTCGACCGAATATATTACGGTTCCTAATAATTGGTTGACATCAACTAATTCTCAAATAGTTGCGGTTAGAGAATCAGGAGATTCTACGGCAAATAATAATCAAATTAAAACTGTTTATATTGAAAAATCTGGATCCAATTATTCTAATGGATTAGGTCAGGAATTATCAATCATAGGAGACGGGAGTGGTGGTAGAGTAAGGGTTGATGTTGAGGGTGGTCAAATAACAAATACAGTTGTTACTTCTGGCGGAAAAGATTATAGTTATGCTCTCGTTGATCTCGGATCAATTAATACAAATTCCATAGGAAATAGTGCTAAATTAATTCCAATTATACCCCCATCAAAAGGGCATGGATATGATCTTTACACTGAACTTGGGACAGATAAAGTTTTAGTTTATGCTAGATTTGATGATTCTACAAAAGATTTCCCAGTTGATACTAGTTTTGCACAAGTTGCAATTATAAAAAATCCTACATCAATAGGATCAACTCAGGTATATACTGAAAATACCTTTACAGGTTTATACTCTTTAAAGTTTTCCATAGTAAGCGGAACTCCATCTATTGGAGAAAAAATAGAACAAATAGTTTCTGGCGGTACCGGAAGAGCTTATGGGTATGTTGCTTCTTGGGACAGTGAAACTAAGGTTTTAAAATATTTTAGAGATCGTTCTTTATATTATAATCAAACAACACTTGATCAACAAGATTACGTTGGTATATCTACAAATGGAAGACCATATTCTTTCGAATCTTCAGCAAATCAAATTCTTGGAAAATCATCAGGATTTTCAGCATCAATTGATGCTGGATTTTCGGGAATATCTACAAATCCAACAGGAGCAAAGTTAATTAATTTAGGTGTTAATTTCACCTCAGGTATGGCATCTCCTGAAATAAATAAAGGATCAGGAGATATAATTTATCTCGATAATCGACCCTCCATCAGTCGAAGTTCGCGCCAAAAAGAAGACATCAAAATTGTACTGGAATTTTAAACAATGCCACAGAAGACTAACCTAAATGTAAGCCCTTACTATGACGATTTTGATAAGGAAGATAATTATTACAGAGTGTTATTTAAACCTGGATATCCAATCCAGGCAAGAGAACTAACTGGTCTTCAATCAATTTTACAAAATCAAATAGAGTCTTTTGGAAGTCATCTATTTAAAGAAGGATCTATGGTTATTCCAGGTGGAATCACCTGCGATAATGCCTTCACAACAATTAAAGTTAATCCAGATCATCTTGGAATAGATGTTACAGTTTATCTTGATGCACTAACAACTGCCAATAATAGTAGAGGAGTTAGAGTAAGAGGTCAGTCTTCTGGAATTGTTGGATCACTTAAAGGATATCTTTTACCACCAGAAGAGGGTGTCGAAGATATTACTTTATTTGTAAAGTATCTTGATGGTGGTTCTGATGGAGAAACTTTACAATTTTCTAATGGGGAAATTCTCATTCTAGAGGAGAATGTTACCTACGGCAATACAACTTTGAATAGTGGTGATAGTGTTATCACACTAGTTTCATCCAATTCAACTAGCACTGGATATGCGGTTGGAGTTTCAAAGGGTGTATATTTCATCAGAGGTGTATTTGTTGATGTACCAAATACACAAATTGTCTTAGATCCATATAACAACGAACCTTCATATAGAGTTGGTTTTGATATTCTTGAAGAAATTATTAGTTCTGATGATGATTCAGATCTTAATGATAATGCAAAGGGATTTACTAATTACGCAGCGCCAGGTGCTGACAGACTAAAAATAAGCGTAAAATTAGCGAAGAAGCAATTACTCGATTTTAATGATACCAACTTCGTAGAGTTAGTTAAGGTAGATCAAGGACAAATTAAAAAATTACAAAATAAGTCAGAGTATAGTATAATCAAAGATTATTTTGCAAAAAGAACTTTTGATGAATCAGGCAACTATGCAGTAAATCCATTTAGAGTTACAGTTGCTAATTCACTCAATAATGAAACAGGAAATGGTGGTCTTTATAATGATGGTCAAAGAACTGAGCAAGGCAATATTCCAAATGATGACTTAATGTGTGTTAAAGTTTCTGCTGGAACTGCATATGTTAAAGGATTTGATATTGATTTAGTTGGATCAACTGTTGTTGATGTAGAAAAACCAAGAACGACTAAGAGAGTAGATGGATCTCTTGTCCCATTTGCAATGGGTAGTCTATTAAAAGTCAACAATGTTCATGGAGTTCCATATATTAATATTGGAGCTTCTGTGAGTGGTACGCAAACAACACAATCGAATATTATTGAACTTTATAATAGAAGAAGAGATAGTGGTGGCGCTGGACCAGGAACGCCAGGAGGAGGTGGACAAAAAATCGGTGAGGCAAGAGTTTATTGGTATGGTGTTTCTGATGCCCCATATTCTACCGACAGTACTGAATGGGATCTATACTTATTTGATATTCAAACATATACTACATTATATCTTTCAAGATCATACACAACAACAGAAGTTCCACTGGGTTCTTTTGTTAGAGGTCTTTCCAGTGGAGCAACTGGTTATTTGGCAGCAAAGCCAAATGCTTCCGCTTTTAGTCTTTCTCAAACTTCTGGAACATTTTTATCTGGTGAGCAGGTAATTATAAATGAAGATCCACAACTAAAAATTGGTGTAACTACTTTAATTGCATATACTATTGAAGACATAAAATCAGTATATCAAGATTCTACAACATTAAACACTTCACTTCAAAGTGATTTCTTTGCTGATACAGTTCTTTATGAAAGAACACCACCAAACTTTTCTATTACTGATAAATTAACTGTTAGTGGTGGAAATACTGGAAAAGTCCCTGGAAGATTTTTTTCAGGTACTACTGGAATTAAAACAGAAGCAATTATTAGATATCAAAGTGGGCAAACAGATCCAAACTTCAATAGAATAACATCAGTTGCTGCTGATGGATCTTCAATCGGTCTTGCTGCCGTTGGATATGCAATTACATCGGTATGTAGATCTAGTGTAGACAATGGGGATTCAGTGTTCTCATTGATGGAACCCAAAGTTTTAAACATTATTTCCTCAGGATTATACACAAATTTACCAAAGATTAACATTGCATCAGTTGACTTATCATCTTCTGAACTCACTATATCTAAACAAATTACAGGAAGGAGCACTAGTGCAACTGGATCTCTAACAATAACTACTGCTGATGCGCTAGACACTAGCGCAGGAATTACTAGTGTATTCTTTGAATCTTTTGATGCCGAAAGATATTCTGTTCATTATAGTGATGGAACAACTGATCGTTTGACTTCCAGTAAATTTACTCTCGGTCCTGATGGATCTTCTGCGATCTTTACTGGTTTAAGAAGTAATCAAAATAATGTAACCGTTAATGTGACTCTTAAAAAGAGGCAGGTTGCAAATAAATCGAAAGATTTTATAAGAAGTAGACAAGTATCAATTACAAGAACGAGTGGAATTTCAACACAATCTGGATCAACTTCCAGTGGTCTCACTACCAGCAAATACTATGGTCTTAGAGTCGAGGATGAAGAGATTTGTTTGAATGTTCCAGACGTTGTAAATATTAGAGCAGTCTACGAGTCTACAAATTCTTCCGTACCAGTTTTAGATAAACTAACATTTGCTACTGGACTTTCATTAGATGTGAATGCCATTACAGGAGAAAAAATCGTTGGAGATAATAGTAGAGCAGTTGCACAAGTTGTTAATAAAGGATCTTCAACCATAGAATTTGTATATTTGAATGAAAATAATTTTGAAGTTGGTGAAGCAGTTACTTTTAAAGAATCCTCTATAATTGCAGTTATTCAAGATATTACTTTTGGAAGTTATATTAATAAGACCACTAACTACATTTTAGATAAGGGTCATAAAAATCAGTATTGTGATTATTCGAGAATAAGGAGAAAATCCGGATCTTCTATCCCATCACGTCAACTTTTAGTAGTATTTGATTACTATAAAGTTTCTCCTGGAAATAGTGGGGACATTTTTACGGTAAATTCCTACACCGAAGAGAGGTATGCAAATGATCTACCTTCTGTACCAAATGGGACAAGAGTTTCTGACATTTTAGATTTCAGACCAAGAGTTGAAGAATTTAATCCAGATAGTGCAACATCATCACCATTTGCATTCAACTCCAGATCTTATGAAAGTAATTTTAGATATGTAGTTTCACCAGATGAAACTTCATTTATTGGATATAGTTATTATCTACCAAGAATTGATTTAATAACAATAAATCGTTTTAGTGAGGTTGAAGTTGTTAAGGGTGAATCTTCGGATAATCCTAAGGCACCAATCTTAGCAGATGACGCAATGGAACTTGCCCAGATTAGTTATCCTGCGTATTTGTTTAATCCCCAAAAAGATCCTCAAATTCTGTTGAGAGATAACAGAAGATTTACAATGAGGGATATTGCTAAGTTAGAGCAGAGAATTGAAAATCTGGAAGAAGTAACCAGTCTAAGTATGTTAGAGTTAAAGGCACAGACCTTAGAGGTTACTGATGCAAATGGTTTGAATAGATTTAAATCTGGTTTTATTGTTACCAGTTTTAGAGACAAATCACTTGCAGACAAGAGATATACAACAATTGATATCAGTAAAGCAGATCCTACTGGTATTGCTCCTGTTGATTTCTGGTCAATGCCGGCAGAGTTGGCACTTGATCCTGGAATTGATAGAACAAAAACTGATATTTCACAAAACCTAAAATTATTAGATCCCAACGTACAAAAAACCGGAGATTTAATTACATTAAAGTATGATGAGGTTGATTGGATAGAGCAACCACATGCAACCAATGTTGAAAATGTAAATCCATTTAATGTTATTGTTTTTGTTGGTGGTATGCAACTAGACCCAGCATCAGATAACTGGGTCAGAACAATTTATATTGATGACAATAGAACAGAGTCTACTGGTGCTGAATGGGTACAAGAAGCAAATGTTAATACAAATGTAAATGTATCGACAGAGCAAGAGACTTACAAGAAAGGTGGTAATAGAAGTGAAAAGGGTGTAAGAACATTAACTACTACAACTACCACAACAACTACGCAATATACTCCTAAATTAACTGGTCCTGCTAGAGAATTTAATTATGTTGAAGATGTTAAAATAAGTGGAACAGTTGATCCATTTATGCGTTCTAGAAACGTATACTTTAATGCAAATGGATTGAGACCTTTCACTAAGCATTATCATTATCTGGATAGTCAACAAGTTGATATTGTTCCTAAATTGTGTGAAATTGACATGCAATCCGGTACTTTCCAAGTATTTGAAGATGCTCGTGTTTATCATGGTGGACAACAAATTGCTTACGTAAGAATACAAAGACCAAATCATAAGTTTGGAGATACTTCTAGACCAGATATTGGTGCTGGACTAGGATCTCCCGCTGTTCTTGTTGAAGAGTATAGTGTCGACCCATATGATCGTACTAGACCAGCTCCTGGAACTTCATATTCGGCAACTTCAAAATTGATTAATTTTGGAGTAAGAGCTTTAGCAACCGAAGAAAAGTATTATGGTTATGTTATAAAAGATGCTACTGTTGTTGGCGAAACAAGTGGTGCAGTTGCAAAAATATCCAGGGCAGAGTTGGTATCTGATAACTGGGGAGATATTGTTGCTAACTTCTTCTTCAGAGATCCAAACTCAAATCCACCACCACCAGTCAAAGTTACTAGTGGAACAAAGACAGTCAAAGTTACCGCTGTTCCTCCCGGCGTTACTCCGCTACCTGGATCAACTGTATTTGCAAGTGAAGCTGTTGGTACATACAGTGGATCTGGAACTATCCTGACTCAGGAGACAAGTAGAGTTTCTGTCAGAAATCCACCCCAACCTGCTGCAAAACCAACTGAAGTTTCTGTTCAGGTCAAAGCTCCTCACAGAGATCCATTAGCACAATCGTTCACTGTCGATGGTAAAGGTGCATTCCTAACTTCGTTTGACCTATACTTTGCGACGAAAGATCCATCTGCCAAGATTTACGTTGAACTTAGAACAGTTGAACTTGGTACGCCAACATCTTTCCTTGTCCAAGATTACACTCAAATTGCACTAAATCCAGATCAAATTAATATTAATGATGCGAATCCATTTGAACCAATTCCAACAAGAATTAGATTCTCTTCTCCAGTATTTTTGGAAGCAAATCGTGAATATGCTATTGTTATTCTTTCTCCAGCATCAGATGCTTATGAGATGTGGACTGCAACAATGGGACAAAAAACAGTTAGAACACAAAATTTACCTGATGTTCAAAATGTTGTTGTTACCAAACAGTATATTGGTGGATCTTTATTCAAATCTCAAAATGGAACTATTTGGACAGCAAGCCAATATCAAGATTTAACCTTCAAATTGTATAAAGCACAATTTGTTCCTTCTGGAACAGTAACTTTTTACAATACAGACATTACACCTAATGGTACTAATGTTTCTAAATTACCAAATAATCCAATTGAAGGTCTACCAAGAAAGTTAAAACTTCCAATCACTGGAACTCTTAACACAGCAGTTGTACCAGGAGTTAAAATTGGTTAGGGTTCAAGTCCAAGTATAACTGGTATTATTGAAAATCTTGGTGGACCGATTGGAGTTGCAACGGTAGTTTCTGTTGGCGCAGGATATTCTGATGGTACTTATACCGGAGTGTCATTGTATTCATTGAGTGGAAATGGAACAGGAGCACAAGCAACAGTTCAGTTTCTTAATGGAACAATCAGAACATATAGTATAACAAGTAATGGAAATGGATATGTAACTGGTGAAGTATTAGGTATTACAACAAGTAGTGTTGGATCTGGTAGTGGAGCAAAATTTGGAGTTCAAACTCGTAGTGCGGCAGATACAATTTATCTGACTAATGTTCAAGGGGAAAACTTTACAAACACATCCCAAATTGTTTACTATACTGATCCAACCAGTGAATCAAGTAGAACAAACAGTGGAACAACAGTTAATGGAACTTCATCACTAACTGACAACCTTTTCTCTGGAAATGTTTTTAGAATTAAACAATATAATCATGCACATCATGGTGGAAATAATGTAATTCAAATTGAAAATGTTTTACCAGACAGAGAAAAAGTTGCTTTAACAGCAAACTTTGGAGAAAATGATACGATAGTATCCGTTGCAAATACTACAGTTTTTGCAACATTTGAGGGAATAACAACTAGTCGTGGGTATGCATTAATACGTAACGAAGTAGTATCTTATAGTAATATAACTCAGGTTTCTGGGAATGCTGGAACTCTTACTATTGATTCCAGAGCATTAAATGGAAGTGTTAAAACTTCACACTCTACTGGAGACTTTATTCAACCATATGAAGTTGATGGTGTTTCTTTGATGAGAATTAACACAACTCATAATATTCCAACAACATATTATACATCAGAAAATTCAAATCTAGATAATTACTTCTTAGAATTTGATAGGTCATCACCTACTAATAGAAGTTCTGGTGGATCGATGCTAAACTTTGAGTCTCAAAAAGGTTTTGGTGAAAATAGTGTTGGAATATCTCAGAATCATCAATTTAGTACTATTGAACCAATGTTTAATATTATCACCCCAGGGAAGGGAACAGCATCATCCGCACAAATCAGAACTATATCTGGAACAAGTGCTGGTGGAAATGAAACTTCATTCCTAGATCTTGGTTATGATCCAATTCAACTGAATACGGTTTCTCAGTTCCCAACACCAAGAATGGTTGCATCAAGAATAAATGAAATTACTAGATTGACAACTTTACCGTTAAATAAATCTCTAACATTAAAAGTTGATTTTTCAACAGAGGATCCAAACCTTTCCCCTGTAATGGATATTCAAAATGCCACTTTTGTTCTTGGTAGAAATAGATCAAATAATCCAATTAATGATTATGTACTTGATTCGAGATCTAATAAAATAAATGGAGATCCACATGGTTCTGTTTTTGTAACTCAGATTATTTCTCTTGCACAACCAGCAACAAGTTTACGTGTTCTAGTTGCTGCAAATAGACAGCCTGAGGCAGATTTTAGAGTTTTCTACAGACTTTTCAAGGCAGATTCTAGTGATGTTCCACAAAGTTATATACCATTCCCAGGATATGATAATTTAATAGATACTGATGGTGATGGATATGGCGATTTAGTTATTGATCAAAATAAAAATAGTGGAAGAGCAGATGCTTTTGTGACACCAGATACTCCAGATTCATTCTCAGAGTATCAGTTTACCGCCAATAATTTAGATCAGTTCAATGGATTTTCTATTAAAATTGTAATGTCTTCAACAAATGAATCAACTCCTGTAAAACTAAAAGATTTTAGATGTGTTGCACTTGCGTAATATGGATGACCTTAATTTAATACCCGTTGAAGGGCATAACAATCTTTTCAGAGATAAAAATACCGGCGCTATCTTAAATAAAGATAGATCGGCATACGCAAACTATATGAGAATGAAAGACATTAAGCAAAGAGAGAAGAATGAAATTGAAGAAATGAAAAAAGATATTGATGAAATTAAATCTCTACTGAAGGAACTTATCAATGGATCCAGATAAAATTAACTTAGAAAACCTGAGCAAAAGTTTTGAGTATTATAAAGCAGCATCAGAAATCGACAATATCGATTGTGTTGATACTTTGAGAAATATTGCAAAATCTTATATAAAACTTTATTTTAAACAACAAGAGGTTATTTCATCATTCGGATCTTCCATTGAACCGTTTGGATTCAATGAAGTATAAATATATTTTAGATCCTGAACTGTTTATAAATGGCAGAAATTAAGGTCAGAGTAGGACAACAACCTGCAGTAAAAGTTATATCTTCACTTGCTGGTGCTCAAGGTCTTTCTTTGTCTGAATTGAGTGATGTTAATGCCACAAATTTACTTGATGGTATGGTTCTTGTTTATAATGGTGCTACTAGAAAATGGGACGCTACACTAACCCTTACACCAGGGGCAACACAGAATTTAGACATCAACGGGGGAAATTTCTAAATGGCAAGTATTATCAGGATCAAAAGATCCTCAGGTACTAATAAACCTTCTAGTCTAAATTGGGGTGAGTTAGCATACGTAACTGGTATTGGTAGTTACGGTGGACTTAACCAATACAAAGATAGAATTTTTGTAGGCGATGATGGTAATAACGTAAACCCAGTTGGTGGATATTACTATGCATCCATGATGGAGCACCAGCCAGGAACTATTGCTGGTGTCTCAAATACAAGAAATACTGACGGCGGTATTGTTGCTATTCTAGATAGCAATAGAAAAGTAGATCAGTGGAATGTTGACAATCTAAGACTTGATTCAAATACTTTATCATCAACAAATACTGATGGTGATATTGTATTAGATCCTAATGGAACTGGTGAAGTTAACATTGTTGATGATACCTATCTTGCATTTGGAAATGATAAAGATGTAAAACTTCGCTATGATGAAGCGACCGATAATAGGTTTGAAATTGAAGGTGCAGATTGGGCATTTGCTGATGGTGTAGCAATCAATATTGGAGATGTAACTGAATCAACTACAAAAGATAATGGCGCTCTTGTAGTTGAAGGTGGAGTTGGAATTGAAAAGAATCTGAATGTTGGTGGATCAATAAGTGTTACCGGACATTCAACATTTGATCAGGTTAAAATTAAAGATAATGTAATTTCAACTATTTCTGGTAACGAATTATACTTAGATCCTTATCCAGATGGATTAAGTAATGAAGGAACTGTTATTGTAAAAGGAAATTTACAGGTAGATGGAACTACAACATCTGTAAATTCTACAACTGTTGATCTAAATGATCCTATTATTGTTCTTGGTGACGTAACAAGCACAAGAACAGTAATGACAACCGTCGTTGCTGGTGTAAGTACGATTAGATTAGATTCCGTTACAGGAATCAATACTGGTGACGTAGTTAGTGGAAATGCTGCACTTTCAGTATCCGGAGTAAACACAGTAACTGCTTATGATACTGTTAATAAAATTATAACTTTAACAGATGCAACTATTGCTCCTGGAATTTCAACTACAACTCAATTAACAATCACCCACGCATACGATACTAACACTGACCGTGGTGTTGCATTTAATTATAATACAAGTACTGGAACTGCAAATAACAAAATTGGATTCTTTGGATATACTGACCAAAATAATGTAGGAAGTGCCGCCACTGCAAGATCTTGGACATATATTCCAGATGCAACTATCACCAATAGTGTAGTAACTGGAACCAGAGGATACCTTGATATTAAAGGTATTTACTATCAAACTGGCGACTTCAATACTCACGGTGTTGTATATTTTGATGCTGATGGATTACAAACTTCGACAAATAATCCAGCATCCCCTGTTATTACTTCAAAGCAGATTCTAACTGCTATTACAAAGGTTACTTTGGCATTACCTTCTTCTGTTACTGTAACCGCAGGAGATATTATTAGACAAGATACAAGCAATGCTTATGGTATTGTTGAAACTGGTGGAACAGTTACCACATTAAGTTTAATTGGTGTTGAGGGAACATTTGTCAATACTTACAACATTAGAAAAGAAGGTGATAATGGATCAATACAAAATCTATCTGTAATTCCTTCTTCAGTTTCGACAATATATAATAATAAACCACATTGGACATCAACCCTTGACGGAGGAACATTCTAAAATATGTCAAACGAAAGTGAAGTCGATATTAATATTTTAGTGCGTTTATATAATCAAAAATTATCAGCACTAACAAACCAAAATATATTGCTAGAAGCAAAATTGCAAACATTATCAGATGATTTTGCCAAAGAAAAAAATGAGCTTCTAGCAGTAAACCTTGATTTACAAAACAAATATGATGAATTGAAAAAGTCTAAAAAACCTGAAGCATAACGAAAATGGCAAAACCAGCAAGTAGGCAAGAACTGATTGATTACTGTCTAAGGCGTCTAGGAGCGCCTGTGCTGGAAATTAACGTTGATGATGATCAAATAGATGATTTAGTTGACGATGCCCTTCAATACTTCAATGAGCGCCACTTTGATGGCGTTGAAAGGATGTATTTGAAGTATCAAATAACCCAAGCAGATATTGATAGAGGGTCAGCAAAAGGAAGTAATGGTGTTGGTATTGTTACAACAACTGGAACATCGCGTATTGTAGGAACTGCTACTACTTTTAGTTTTTACGAAACCTCTAATTATATACAAGTTCCAGATTCAGTCATTGGAGTTGAAAAAGTATTTAAGTTTGATACTAGTTCCATTTCTGGTGGTATGTTTAGTATCAAGTATCAGTTATTCTTAAATGATCTTTATTATTTCAATTCCGTAGAACTTTTACAATATTCTATGGTAAAAAGTTACCTTGAAGATATTGACTTTTTGCTAACAACTGATAAGCAAGTTAGATTTAATAAGAGACAAAATAGGTTATATCTTGATATTGATTGGGGAGCACAGTCTGCGGGAAATTACTTAGTTTTGGATTGTTATAGAATTTTGAATCCATCAGAATTTACTAATGTATATAATGATAGTTTCCTAAAAAGATATTTGACAGCATTAATTAAGAGGCAGTGGGGACAGAATTTAATTAAATTTAGGGGAGTTAAATTACCTGGTGGAATTGAATTTAATGGTAGAGAAATATATGAAGATGCTGAAAGAGAGTTGGATGAAATAACTAAGAGAATGTCTATGGATTATGAACTTCCACCATACGACTTTATCGGATAATGGCACTTAATCCATTTTTTCTACAAGGAACATCATCCGAACAAAGGTTGATTCAAGATTTAATTAATGAACATCTTAGGATGTATGGTGTTGAGGTTGTTTATATTCCTAGAAAATTTGTAAATAGAAAATCTATTTTAGAAGAAGTCCAATCATCTAGATTTGATGATAACTTCTCCATTGAGGCATATGTAAACACTTACGATGGATATTCTGGTGCCGGTGATATTCTTACAAAGTTTGGAATGAGTTTGAGAGATGAATTATTAATTACAATATCAAAAGAAAGATTTGAAGATTTCATTGCTCCATTTATGGGAGCACTAGATGATGGTACTGGAGAAGGTGAAATTGTACTATCAACTCGCCCAAGAGAAGGAGATTTAATTTATTTTCCACTTGGTCAACGTTTATTTGAAGTTAAGTTTGTAGAGCATGAAAATCCATTTTATCAATTAGGTAAAAATTACGTTTATGAATTAAAATGTGAATTATTCGAATATGAAGATGAAGTTATTGACACTTCTGTCGAAGAAATAGATTCTCAGGTTCAGGAAGAAGGATATATAACTACTCTAAGATTGATTGGAGTTGGAAGAACTGCAACTGCTTCTGCTACAATTGATACTGGTTATATAAGACAAATTTTTCTTAATAATGATGGATATGGATATACATCAAATCCAGTTGTAGCAATATCAACATCACCAACTGGTCAAACTGGCGATAATGCAACTGCCGTCGCCATAACAACTGTTAGAGGTGGAGTTCGTTCAGTAGAAAGAATTTATCTAACTAATGCAGGTGCTGGATATACAATTCCTCCAATAATAACAATCTCAGGAGGTGGAGGAGCGGGAGCAGCTGCAACGTGCTCTATTGAAACAACATATAAAGGTTTGATAAGATTTACTATGATAGACGGTGGTGTCGGATATGGAACAGCACCGATCGTCACAGTATCTGCTCCCGGAGAACTTTCTATTAGTGGAGTTGGACAAACTGCTGTTGGAATTTCTTCAATTGGACTAACTGGATCTGATGTTTCCGTAAAAGCAATATACATTTCAAATCCAGGAATAGGATACACAATAAACCCAACAGTAGTAATTTCCAATCCAGAAACTCTTACAGGTGTTGGAACTTATCTATTTAATGAAATTATTAGAGGATCTAGATCTCAGATAAGGGCAAGAGTTAAGAGTTGGGATAGTGATACAAAGATTCTTAAGATTTCCAATGTTGGTATAGGTGCAACTCAGATTACATTCTTACCAGGAGAAACAATTATAGGAACAGAATCAGGAGCATTATATACGGTTAAAGGTTTTGAGCAAATGGATACTTATGATAAATATAGTCAAAATGATGAGATTGAAGAAGAAGCGGATCTCATCTTAGATTTTACAGAATCAAATCCATTTGGTACTTATTAATGTTAGGAACATATTATTATCACGAAATAATAAGAAAGACTATTATTTCTTTCGGAACTATTTTTAATCAAATTCATATACGCCATAGTGATCAAAATGGCAATAATATAAGTGATATGCGTGTTCCTATTGCATATGGTCCAAGACAAAAATTTCTTGCAAGAATTCGTCAACAACCAGAATTAAATAAGGCGACTCAAATATCTCTACCTAGAATGTCGTTTGAAATGACTTCTATTCAATATGATCCATCAAGAAAATCAAGCGTTGTTCAGACATTTAAAACTTGTGATGATGGTGGTAACATAAAAAAAGTTTTTATGCCAGTTCCTTATAATATTGGATTTGAACTCAATATCTTAACTAAATTAAATGATGATGCTCTACAAATTATTGAGCAAATTTTACCATATTTTCAACCATCTTTTAACCTGACTATTGATTTAGTAGATTCTATTGGTGAGAAAAGAGATATCCCTATGGTCTTAGAGAATATATCATTCCAAGATGATTATGAGGGAGATTTTTCGACAAGAAGGGCTTTAATTTATACGTTGAGCTTTACTGCAAAAACATATCTATTTGGTCCTATTGCAGAAAGTTCAGAGGGTCTTATTCGTAAGGTTCAGGTTGATTTGTATACAAATACAGAAGTTGCAAATGCTAAGCGTGAAGTAAGATACACTGTCACTCCAGATCCATATGATGCAAATCCAGATGATGATTTTGGGTTTAATGAGAATTGGGAATTTATCGACGATTCACGAGAATTTAGTCCAACACGCAAAATAGATATTTGATAATTATGTCAGAAAATTATGAGAGCATCGATAACGCTTTAAATATTAAAAGTGAAATCGTTAACGTAGAAAAGGAAACTCCCATTGTCAAGGTAGAAACTTCTAGCGATGGAGATATCAGAAAAGATTATGAATATACAAGAGCAAACTTATATTCTCTTATAGAAAAAGGGCAAGAGGCAATTAATGGAATAATGGAACTTGCCGCTGAAAGTGATCAACCAAGAGCATATGAAGTTGCAGGTCAATTAATTAAAAGTGTTGGAGATGTAACCGATAAACTTATTGATTTACAAAAGAAACTCAAAGATGTTGAAGAAGATGTGGTAAAAACACCAAACAATGTTACTAATAACGCAGTGTTTGTTGGTTCAACATCAGAACTGTCTAAACTCCTGAAACAAGGTTTTCTAAATAATAAAGAGTAAACTTTTCTGGTGTATGAGTTGGTCTAAGGATTACAAAAAATCAATAGACTGTAAAAATCCAAAGGGTTTTTCTCAAAAAGCACATTGTGCTGCCAGAAAGAAAAGACAAAGAGGCGAAGAGACAAAATCAATGTCACCATTTAACGAAGATGTGCAAAGTGTAAAGAAGATTAAGTTCTCCAAATTTACACACAAAACTCCCCATCTAAAAGGCAGTCAACACGTTTTAGATCCTAATGTGGATCTGAAGCAATTAGTTCATCATGCAACTGTTCAGTATCTAGATCGTGATGCTGATGGTGATATTGATATCTACGATGCTGTTAGTAGAAAAACACCTGATGAAAATGTTATGAGTGCTCCTGGTGAAGCACAAAAAAGATCTCTTAAATTAATTGCTAAGCAAAAGGGTGAAATGTTGCATACAAAAAGAGGTTCAGCATTTGAAGGTGTTGAAATGAAATACTGCAAACTTTGTAGAAAAATGGAGGCAAGAACCGAATGTTCTTATGGACCTACAATGTGGGATAAGTATTCGGTTGCATCTGTTCATCCTGCAAATGAACAGATGAGTTTTAATGTTGGTCCCCAAGGTCTCAAACAATCTCGAAGACAAGAAAAGATACGCCTTATAAGACAAGGAACAACTATTCCGAACGAAAAGTCTGCGGCACTTACAAAGGAATCAAAAGTGTCTGATCACGAGTATTCAATGGCTCGTTCAGAACTCTCTACCATTGTTAATGGTGCAAAAAGACTTCAGAAAAAAATGAAGAAGGGTGAAGGTGAGATTGAGGCTTGGGTTCAATCAAAAATCACAAAGGCGGCAGACTATATTGATTCAGCAGCAGATTATGTTGATAGTGGTGAAATGAATAAAGAAGAAGTAGAGATATTGGAAGGAAAGAGAGATGGTAAATCTGCAAAGGATCCTGGTTATTCTTTAAAGGATTGGTTCAAAGGTGGCGGATGGGTTCAGGCAGGTGGTGAGTATGATGGAAAACCTTGCGCCAAGCAACCTGGACAGAAGACCAAACCATTCTGTCGGGATGCCGATGATAGAGCATCGATGAGTAAAGAAGAAAGAAATAGAAGAGCAGCAAAAAAACGTAAAGAAGATCCAAATCCAAATAGAAGTGGAAAAGCAAATTTTGTAACTGCTGAACAAGTTGATGCTACAAAGTATGGAGGTCCAGATAAACTTCTCCAAAGATTAATACCAAAAGGAGAAAAAATTATTCCATCAACTCCTAAAAAATCGGCAAATGTTGATAAAGCACATTTTGAACCACAAGGTCAACAACTCGATGAATTGTGGGGAAAAGTTGCTCTTGGTGCAGGAGCAGCATTTATTCCATATCTCTTGAAAAAATTTGCGAAACCTGCTGTTGATAAAGCAATTGATGCGCCAGCAACTGGATCTGGAACTTTAGTTGATAAGTTAAAGCAAAAAAGAGATACCATCAATCAGATGAATTCTTATGAATTGCAAGGTGAAGTCATTGATGAAGCAGGCAAAAAATGCTGGAAAGGATATAAGAAAGCAGGAACTCAAACACTCTTTGGAAAAACTTATAATCGTTGCGTAAAAGAAGAAGTTTGTCCTGTTTGTGGATATGATCCTTGCGAATGTTTAGAAGGATCTCTTCAAGAGAAAAAGGATGCTTGCTATCATAAAGTAAAGTCACGATATAAAGTTTGGCCAAGTGCATATGCATCTGGTGCATTAGTTAAGTGTCGTAAAGTTGGGGCAGATAGTTGGGGAACTAAATCAGAAGGATTTTCTGATTGGAGAAGTGAACTCGGATTAAATGAAGACTGGCAGAAAGTTAATCGTCAAGATAAGACTGATGGATTAAGCCAAAAAGCAGTAAATGCTTATCGTCGTGAGAATCCAGGTTCAAAACTTCAAACTGCGGTAACTGAAAAGAAACCAAAAGGTAAAAGAGCAAAGCGTCGTGCTAACTTCTGCCGACGTATGAAGGGGATGAAGTCTAAACTGACTTCTACAAAAACTGCAAGGGATCCAGATTCGAGAATTAACAAAGCACTACGTCGTTGGAGGTGCAACTAATGAAAAGTTTTCAACAGTTTCTATCAGAAAGTATCACTATTAATGGGGATTTTAACGGAACTCTCAATGTAGGTGGTTCTCAACCAGAACAATCAAAAGAATCTTACGTTGCCGATGTAGTTTGGGAGGGAAAGATATATAGATTGGAAATAGAAGGATCTATGCTTTCTAAGAATGAATTAGCAGAACAACTTCAAGGAAAATATCCTGGTGCTGTTGTTCATAACATTTATCCTACAATATCAAGTTCTTTAAATATTAAAAGTTCGCAAAGGTATAGACCAGAAAGATTATCGTGGAGTGATTAATGGCTCAGTGGAATAAGAAAACCCAGGACTTTCTAGATCAAGAAAGAAGTCTCTTTGAGGTTTTTAATATCGCAGATCATTGGGGAAACCAGACGGACTGGAGACCTCAATTTACTAATAACAATCGTCTAAAAATTGCCCCATTCCAAACAGTCTTCTTCAACACTTTCCAGTATGGCAAAGAGACTGATGTATGGGATGAGAGAGTAGTTGGAGTTGGAACTGCAACTCATAATGTAGCATCAAGCAATATCATAATGGAAGTTGGTTCTACTGCTGGAAGTAAAGTCATTCGTCAAACCAAACAGGTAATGAGATACATTCCTGGCAGAGGTGCAACTCTCGCATTTGCAATTCGTCTTGATACCCCACAAGTCGGTATTCGTAGAAGATTTGGATTGTTTGACGATTATAATGGTGCCTACTTTGAGGATGATGGAGGAACATATTCATATGTAATTCGCAGCAGCACATCAGGAATTGTTACAGAAAGAAGAGTAACCAGAGAAGATTGGAATGGTGAAAAGTTTGATGGTAATGGGTACACAGGAGTGACTGCTGACGCAACAAAACAACAGATGATTTCCATCAACTATGAATGGTATGGTGCGGGTATCGTTCAGTTCAATTGGTTGATGAAGAATGAAACCATTCATAGTCATACTTTTGATAACTCAAATACTAATGATAAAGTTTGGTGTTCTACTCCATTTTTACCAATCAGAGTTGAAATAGAAAATGTAACAGGTGTTGCAGGAACTCATTACATCTATCAAGGTTCCAATTCTCTTATTCAGGAAGGAGAACCAGAAAAACTTGGAACACTTGTAAGTATCGCAAATCCCATTACAGGGACAACAATGACTGCTGCAAACACATTTTATCCAATTGTAAGTATTCGTTTAAAGTCTAATCAACTATCTGCGGTGATGCTTTTGAGGTCATTGCAAGCAGCAACGAATGATAATACAAATGTCTATTGGAAACTTCTTGAGAATGCAACAAATACAGGTGGAACTTGGGTAGACCATCCAGATCCAAACTCTTTTATGCAATATAATATTACTCAAACTGCAACGACTGGTGGAACTACTTTATTGAATGGATTTGTTGTTGGTGGTGGTGCAGCATTGATTAATATTGATGATAAGGCAGCACTCCAATTAGGTAGAAGTGGTATTGGAACAATTAGTGATACTTATACTCTTGCTTGTGCTAGTCCCAATACTAACAAAGCAGCACTTGCGGTTCTGAACTGGATTGAACAGAGGTAATTAATTATGAGTGAAGTTTATCTTGGTAATCCAAACCTTAAGAAGGCAAATACGCAGATTGAATTTACAGAAGAACAAATCATTGAGTTCTTAAAGTGTAAAGAAGATCCTGTATATTTTGCAAGAAATTATATTAAGATCGTGTCTCTTGATCACGGTCTTGTTCCTTTTGAGATGTACCCATTTCAAGAGAAGTTGATTGAAAACTTCCACAAGAACAGATTTAACATCTGCAAGATGCCTCGTCAGACAGGTAAATCTACAACTTGTGTTTCATATTTGTTACATTATGCAGTATTCAACGACAACGTTAATATAGCTATCCTAGCGAACAAAGCATCTACTGCAAGGGACCTACTTGGAAGATTACAACTTGCTTATGAAAACTTACCCAAGTGGATGCAACAAGGTATTATATCTTGGAACAAGGGTTCTCTGGAACTAGAAAATGGGTCAAAAATTTCATCAAACTCTACTTCTTCATCTGCTGTCAGAGGCGGATCCTATAATGTCATCTTTTTGGACGAATTCGCGTTCATTCCAAATCACATTGCTGATGACTTCTTTGCCTCTGTTTATCCTACTATTTCTTCTGGCCAAAGCACGAAGGTAATCATCGTTTCAACGCCACGCGGTATGAATCACTTCTACCGTATGTGGCACGACTCTGAGCGTGGAAAGAACGAATATGTTCCTACTGATGTTCACTGGTCGGAAGTTCCTGGAAGAGACGAAGCGTGGAAAGAACAGACAATTTCCAACACTTCCGAACAACAATTCAAAGTTGAGTTTGAATGTGAATTTTTAGGTTCGGTTAATACCCTAATCAATCCATCAAAACTCAGAAATCTTGTCTATGAAGATCCTATAAAGAGAAATGCTGGATTAGACATTTATCAAAATCCGATAGAGGAAAATAATTATCTGATCACAGTTGACGTTGCTCGCGGATTGGGCAATGATTACTCAGCATTTATTGTTTTCGATATTACCCAGTTTCCATATAAAGTTGTTGCGAAATATAGAAATAATGAAATTAAACCGATGCTATTTCCTAGCATCATTCATGAAGTTGCAAAAGCATACAATGATGCTTGGTTATTAATTGAGGTCAATGATATTGGCGATCAAGTTGCAAGTATCCTTCACTTTGATCTTGAGTATGATAATGTTCTAATGTGTGCTATGAGGGGGCGTGCGGGTCAAATTGTGGGATCTGGATTTAGTGGAAAGAAGTCACAATTGGGAGTGAGAATGACTTCCGCTGTGAAAAAGTTGGGATGCTCTAACTTAAAAACCCTATTAGAAGATGATAAGTTACTGACTGTTGATTATGACATTATATCAGAACTTACAACATTTGCACAGAGGCATAATTCTTTTGAAGCAGAAGAAGGATGTAATGATGACTTGGCAATGTGTCTTGTTATATTCTCTTGGTTAGTTGCACAAGACTACTTCAAGGAAATGACGGACAATGATGTTCGCAAGAGAATCTATGAAGAGCAAAAAAATCAGATTGAGCAGGATATGGCACCATTTGGATTTATTCTGGATGGACTAGATGATGAAATTTTTATAGATGAAAAAACAGGAGACAGATGGATGTCTACTACATCAAAAAATAGTAACCTCGAGGTTTGGAATTTAGACGAATACGGCGATAGATCTTATATGTGGGATTATCGTTGATGGATTTTGATGCTGACATAGAAGATCAACTTAATACACAACATTTACTCTTTTTAGAAAGACAATGCAGAGTCTGCAAAAGAACTAAAAGTCTCATAGATGACTTTTATCTTACTAGAAAAGGAAGAGGTATTTTCCCATCAGCATACTCATATGAATGCAAAGATTGCACTAAAAAAAGAATTAAAGATAAAAGAGGATGTGGAGTTGGACACATAAACTGGGAATATCCTGACTGGTAGTAATGTTCACGCATTGTTTCCCCAATGAAAATAGGCTTTTTCATAAATATTTTTAGATTAATTCTGGATAGTACGGAGAATTAAGATGCCTCTAAATTTAGCATCTCCTGGAATTGTAGTAAGAGAGGTTGACTTAACTATTGGTAGAGTTGATCCAGTCTCTGGATCAGTTGCAGCATTGGTAGCTCCTTTTGCAAAGGGACCTGTTGACCTACCTCAGTTAGTAGAGAATGAAAATGATCTCTACCAAACTTTTGGACAACCATATTCCACCGATAAGCATTATGAGCATTGGATGGTAGCATCCTCATATCTTGCGTATGGTGGTGTACTGAGAGTTTCTAGAGCAGATGATTCTGGTCTAACAAATTCTTTTGTCGGTGCAGGTTCTAGTGTTAAAATTAAAAGTGAAGATCATTATGTTCAACTTGGATATGATGAAAACATCATTCCAAATATAACTTTTGCTGCAAAAAATCCTGGAACTTGGGCAAATGGTATCAAAGTTGCATTAATTGATGCCAAAGCCGATCAAATCCTAACTGGTATTACTACCACCAATATTCAAGTTGGTTATGGATTTACTGTTTCCGTTCCAGCTGGAACAACCCTCCCAGGTGTAGGATCGACTTCACTTCTTGGTGGATATTATAAAGGTGTTATTACCGAAATTGGAACTTCTCAAATCTCAACCAAACTGGTAAGTGTAGTTTCAGCTGCTGGAACTGAAACCACAGTTGACTATCAACAAAATGGAGTTTATGCACTGCCACAAACTGGAGCAGTTGCAATTCACACAAATGGTGTTGGATCTGCTTTCACATCAAGATCCTATTCTGGCGAATTAGATTGGTTCGAACAGCAAAGTATTACTCTTAGTGTAGGCACTATTGAGTGGGACTCTATTTCAAATAGACCATCAACTTCTTCATTTGTTGCTGGAAGAGGTGGTAGATTTGATGAAGTTCATGTTATTGTAATTGATGATCTCGGAACAATTACTGGAAATGCTGGAAGCATCCTTGAAAAGCATCTGAATCTTTCAAAAGCAACTGATGCAGAGTACTCCGTAGGAAGTCCTTCTTATTGGAGAAAATATCTTGAAACAAATTCAAAATATGTATTTGGTGGATCACAACCAGTTGGTGTTGTTACAACAGGATTTAGTGGAAATGGTTCTGCACAATTTGAATTAAATACTGATACTGGTTGGGATCAGGATGCTGCAAATGTAATTTTTGCTGGATCCGGATCAAATACCTATACTCTTGCTGGTGGAAAAAATTATGGAGGAAAAACTGATCTGACAACATCAGGAGCACTTTATTCAGGTCTAGATGATATCGTCAGTGGATATACAATCTTTGAAAATACCGAAGAATATGAAGTTGACTTTATTTTGATGGGATCTGCAAATTATCCCAAAGAGCAGGCACAAGCACTTGCAAATAAAGTTATTTCTGTTGCTGAGGCAAGAAAAGATTCGATTGCATTTATTTCACCATACAGACAAGCATTCTTAAATGATTCTTCTGTTGGAACAGTAACTGTAAATAATATTGATACAATCACTGACAATATTGTAAGTTTTTACGCACCAGTTGCATCATCAACTTATGGAATTTTTGATAGTGGTTATAAGTACATGTATGATAGGTTTAATGACACATTTAGATACGTTCCCCTTAATGGTGACATTGCTGGTACTTGTGCAAGAACTGATATTCAACAGTTCCCATGGTTCTCTCCAGCAGGAACTTCAAGAGGATCAATTTTGAATGCGGTTAAACTAGCATATAATCCAGGAAAGAGACAGAGAGATATTCTGTATTCGAACAGAATTAATTCCGTTATCTTCTCTCCTGGTGCTGGAATTATTCTCTTCGGAGATAAAACTGCATTTGGAAAATCCTCGGCGTTTGATAGAATTAATGTTCGCAGACTTTTCATCTACCTCGAAGATGCAATTTCTGCTGCTGCGAAAGACATCTTGTTTGAGTTCAATGATGAAATTACAAGAACAAACTTTGTAAATATTGTTGAACCATTCCTCCGCGATGTTCAGTCTAAGAGAGGTATTTTTGATTACGTTGTTATTTGTGATGAAACAAATAACACAGCAGCAGTTATTGATGCCAATGAATTTGTTGCAGACATCTACATTAAACCAGCAAGATCGATCAACTTCATCGGTCTAACTTTTGTTGCCACCAGAACTGGTGTTGCTTTTGAAGAAGTAATCGGTTCCGTTTAATTCACTAGAGGTTAAAAACCATGCCAGCTAGAAATCAAATTAATCCACCCCCACTAAGAAAAATTACCGACTTCAAGAGTAAGCTTACTGGTGGTGGTGCTCGTGCCAATCTCTTTGAAGTTGTTCTTACTTTTCCAGATGCTGCACAACCAAGTACCGATGTTCTTGATAAATCAAGATTTTTAGTAAAAGGTGCAAACTTACCAGCATCTAACGTTGCCCAAATCGAAGTTCCTTTTAGAGGAAGAGTTTTGAAAGTAGCAGGCGACAGAACATTTGATTCTTGGACTGTTACTGTTATTAATGATACGGATTTCTCAATTAGATCCGCATTTGAAAATTGGATGAATACAATTAATAGAGTTTCCGATAATACTGGTCTTACAAACCCAGCAGATTATCAGTCTGATGCATATGTTTATCAATTAGACCGTGATGGATCTACCCTCAGATCCTATCGTTTTTATGATGTGTTCCCAACACAGGTTGCACCTATTGAACTTTCGTATGATTCTCAGGGTATTGAAGAATTTACTGTTGAATTGCAAGTTCAATGGTGGGAAGCAATTAAAGGCACTGGCACAAATGCTGGTGGTGAAGACATCAACTAAATAATAGAATAAAGAGTCAAAAGATTATACTATGGCAAAACTTTTTGGTTTTTCTATTGATGATAATAAAAACCAATCTCCTTCAATAGTATCCCCCGTACCTCAAACCAATGAGGACGGGGTTGATAATTATATTGCTAGTGGATTCTATGGTCAATACATTGATATTGAAGGAGTTTATCGAACAGAACATGATTTAATTAAAAGATACAGAGAAATGGCACTTCACCCAGAATGTGATGGTGCCATTGAAGATGTTGTCAATGAAGCACTAGTTAGCGATCTCTACGATTCTCCCGTAGAGATTGAACTTTCAAATTTAAACGCTAGTGAATCTCTCAAAAAGAAAATAAGAGAAGAGTTTAGATATCTTAAAGAAATCATGGACTTTGATAGAAAGTGCCATGAAATTTTTAGAAATTGGTATGTTGATGGAAGAGTTTATTACTTAAAGGTCATTGATCTTAAAAATCCTCAGGCAGGTATTCAGGATTTAAGATATATTGATCCTATGAAGATGAGATATATTCGTCAAGAGAAAAAGAATAATAAAGATCCGTATGCAAGAGTAAATAATAGAAATACTGAAAATTCTTTACCCCATAGTCCAGAATTTGAAGAATATTTCTTATATACACCAACACCAAACTATCCAACTGGAATGATTTCTGGTGCTGGTGGTGCAGCAAAATCTGTCAAGATTGCAAAAGATTCTGTAGTATACTGCACTTCTGGTCTTGTAGATAGAAATAAGAACACTGTTCTTTCTTATCTCCATAAGGCAATTAAGGCACTCAATCAGTTAAGAATGATTGAAGACTCTCTTGTTATTTACAGATTATCAAGAGCACCTGAAAGAAGAATTTTTTATATTGATGTTGGCAATCTTCCAAAAGTAAAAGCAGAGCAATACCTCAAAGAGGTTATGTCTCGTTACAGAAATAAACTTGTTTATGATGCCGCAACTGGAGAAGTTCGTGACGATCGCAAGTTTATGAGTATGATGGAAGATTTTTGGCTTCCAAGAAGAGAAGGTGGTCGTGGCACAGAGATCACAACTCTTCCAGGTGGTCAGAATCTTGGCGAACTCGCAGATATTGAATATTTTCAGAAAAAACTTTATAGAGCACTTGGTGTTCCTGAATCTAGAATTGCGGGAGGTGGAGATGGATTCAATCTAGGTCGTTCATCAGAAATTTTAAGGGACGAACTCAAATTCGCAAAGTTTGTTGGTCGTTTGAGAAAGAGATTTGCTCAAATGTTCAATGATATGTTGAAAACTCAATTGATTCTCAAAAACATCGTCAGTCCAGAAGATTGGGATGTAATGGCAGATCATATTCAATATGATTTCTTGTATGACAATCAATTTGCAGAACTCAAAGAATCAGAACTTCTCAATGGTCGTTTAGGAACACTTGCAACGATTGAACCTTATATTGGAAAATATTTCTCAACGGAATATGTAAGGAAAAAAATTCTTCGCCAGACTGATTCGGAAATTATTGAGATTGATGAGCAGATTGAAGATGAAATTCAGAAAGGAATTCTTCCAGATCCTTCAATGGTAGATCCAATTACGGGAGCACCATTGCCTCAACCTGGTGAAGGAAATGGTATGGCAGGAATGGGTCAAGATGCAATGGGAATGGGTGAAGTTCCGACTGAACCAAGTCTAGATGCACAAGCAAGTGTAACTGATGCCCAAATGCAAAAAGATGCTAAAAAGGCTGAGATATAAATAAATTTATAATTAATAAATTAATTTTATGGAAGATCTTATCGACTTGATCGCAACTGATGCGTCTGCATCGGATGTTCGTGACAAAATTCACGATATTCTTTATTCAAAAGCAGCAGAGAGAGTTGAACTCGCAAAGCCCTACGTAGCATCGTCTATGTTTGGCGAATCTGAAGTAGAAGAAACAGAGGATCAAGAATAATGGCCAATAGAATTAAAGTTCTTGGAGCAGAAGCAGCACTTCCAACAACAACTGGAGCAGCAACTAGTTTTAGTGCAGCAACAGTTGTTCGTCTAGTTAATACTGCACCGTCCACAGAATATCTAATTACAGTAGTTGAAACACAAGGTGGAACTGTTATTGGATCATTTACATTACCTAGATTACAAACTGAACTCTTAGAAAAATTACCATCACATTGTGTATATGCAGCAAATGCTGCTGTTTTGGGAGCAAAAGTAGGATTTACAAACTAAAAAAATGAAACTCATCACAGAAGAAATTCAAAAGGTAGAATTCATTACCGAAGGCAAAGGATCACAAAAGAAAATGTATATTGAAGGTGTTTTCCTTCAAGGTGATATCTGCAATCGTAATGGAAGAATGTATCCTATGGAAACTCTTTCCCGTGAGGTAAAGAGATATACCGAATCATTCATCGATAAAGGTCGTGCTCTCGGAGAACTCGGTCATCCTGATGGTCCTACCGTCAATCTTGATCGCGTTTCTCATAAAATTGTTTCTCTTACTTCCGAGGGAACTAATTTTAGAGGTAAAGCACAACTTCTTGAAACTCCAATGGGTAAGATTGCAAAATCTCTCATTGGTGAAGGTGTATGTCTTGGCGTTTCTTCTCGTGGTGTTGGTTCATTAAAGATGACCAACGAAGGTCATAAAATTGTTGGCGAAGATTTTATGCTTGCAACTGCCGCTGATATTGTTGCTGATCCTTCTGCTCCTGATGCATTTGTTCAGGGAATTATGGAAGGTAAGGAGTGGGTTTGGGAAGGTGGTATTCTTCGCCAAAAACTTGCCGAACAGACTCAGAAGAGAATTAACACTCTCGTAGATCAAAAAAGACTTGAAGAGCATAAGTTGAATTTATTCAACGAATTTCTTTCAAATCTTTAATTTATAAATAAATATAGATTATCTAAGAATCTAAACAAAAATGTCCGTTGGTAGAAATTTACAAGAA